GTAAATAAATAAGACCCATGAAATAAGTCATCGTCATTATTATTAGTAACGTCCGCGAATTGTGGCGTAGCGTTTATATTATTTAAAACCGGATAATGGGGTTTAGGTGTAAAAATATCCGAAGTCCCTGTTGTTTTTTGTATTGGAATATTTGGGTAATATTCACCTGTAAAAACATAATTAGGGTCATTCCCATAACTAGTCTCACCAAATATTTTTGAGACATCATAACTTAATGTTTGTCTCGGAGAATAAGGGTCCACTCCCCTTGCAATGAAATAAACTTTTAAGTTGTCTGAGTCGTCAAAATAATCTAAAGCCAATTTACTGGTTACTACATCAGGATTACCACCACCAAACTGAAACCCACTACAAAAATATTCAGTATGTTTATCTATAAAATAATTCCATAGTATGGAATTATCGGTATAATTCGCGGTAGTGCCAGAAAAGTAAGTTCTAATTTCAGATATACTCATACTACCGATTACTTGATAGTACTCAATACCTGATTTAAAATCATATGAAGCTCCATCTACCGGGGAATATAAATCTAATTGTGAAGTTACTTCAGTTCCATCTGGTTTAATATATGTACAAGGTCGTTGAACATAATTGGTGGGGTTACTAACCATAGTACCTGTAATGGATTGTGAACCATATTGATTAATAGTTAATCCAGTATTATTTACGTTAAAGTCAGGAACTAGTTCACCATCCACAAATGTTAATAACTGACCATTGTCCATATCAACATTACCATCCATAACAGTTATAAGTGGCATATCTTCATATCGATTAAATCCATTGGATGGTACAGTTTGAGGTGTACCATTTGTTGAAAATTGGTTATTTAACACATCAACTCTCATACGGTTAGGTAAGTCGTTTGCAGAACCTGAACTTAAAGTATTAAAATACCTTTCCCTTTGACTCATTAAGTTTAATGATTGAGGTACTGAGGTATTAAATACGGTATGTTGCCGATTGGCCTCTTCTAAACTATACGGAGTTTTATACCAACTATTAGGTGGTGTGATATATGGTGAAGTCGGAGGTACTTCAGGGTCGTAACCTGAAAACATAACCCCGTTGTATTGTGTAGCTAATGAAGTATTATCATTACCGTTATAACACGCAAAACATTCATCATTCATATTATTACCATAACAGGTAATATCATTATACGCACCAATACTTACGAAATCGGCTAAATTACTTTCGTTATTATTCGCCAATAAAATATCCATATCATCAATAGTTTCACTTTCAGCTGGAGCCATTTGAGTATCTTGACAAGAACAAGCCTCACAATCGGGGTAAGTAATCATAGGAAGAGTTAACCTTTTAAATGGGTTATCCTTCGATAGTGGTGTTATAGATTCTTTTTTACAGTCACTTTTCTTTAATTTACTACTTAAGAAAGCAACAACCTTACAAATCGCATAAACTAACTTATTGACAATCCAAAGAATTATATTAATAATAATTCTAAATATCGGGTATAATAATGCTAAAACATGCATTATCGGTATAATAACAAAAATAGTAGGAGTAATAACACCAATTAATATATTAAATAAGAAAAATAGAAAATCAAAATTTCTTTGACCGTCATTCATAGGAAAACGATTGTTTTCACTCATACAGGACTTATCAAGTATTTCTTTTATACCATAATGGGATGCCCGGCTGAGACCATATTTCCAACGGTCTATATGTGCCCCTGTTGTATAAACTTTATTATAACCAAATAAATAAAACGTATCCTCACATTTTATTGCGGCATCTTTATCGTAATAATCATTCCAATCCAGTGAAAAAGAATAAGATTTATTTAAGTCTACTCCACCTGAATTACCTATAGATGCGGGGTTTTGTCCTGACTCAGGAGTTTGTGACCAATGTTCTTTAATGTTAGGTATAAGATAATTGGCTCTCATAATTTGAGTTTGTAGTCCCGCCTCATTTTGCCATTTAATTTTAAACCTATATTTTGATTTAGTTGCGACACCAATAGTGGGGTCAATGGATATCACTCTCTCACCAAATTCGTTGGTGGTCATATATTCAAGGTTCATTGGTATGTCAATTAACCAAGTACCATTATCATCTATGACATTACCACCATCTTCTAATTGGTATTGTTCAAGTACTGGGTCTCCATTTTCATCTTCTTGAATTGTGTGTCTTATCGCTAAAATTTCACCAGGACCCGCAACTGTGTCACATAAATTACCGGTATCTTTTTTAGGTTTACATGTTGCCTTAATATAGTCACCATCATTTGAAGAAAATACTGAACCCATGAATGTTGAATGTGGTGTTATTTCAACTCCTTGGTCACTTAAATCAAAATCAACTCTTGTAATACCAACATCACACATATCGTCTTGACCCCAAAACGACCCAACATCAATGTCTTTTATCTCAGTCATTATTTGAGGTAATGAAGAAATATCTTCTGAATCTTTAAATAATTGACCGTTAAATTGTGATGGTACCCCTCGACCCATTCTTATTAGGTCAGAAGGTCGAAGTGAAAATTCACCCATATTAGATAAATCTAAATCCATAACAATTTTTTGACTACCTAATGGTACACCAACAATCATAAAGTCACCAGACTCATTAGTTCTTACTGAGTACTTATAATATTTTTCATATACTTGTAATACTTCTTTACGTGTTAAAATATCATCAACAGTAGGAAAAGTACCTGTGGCGTTATGTCCGTAATATTCATCCTCATATGGTAATAAATTATATCTATAACCATCTTCATTTTTAGTTGTAGGTGATTTATAAGGATATAAGGTCGATATAATTGGGTCAACCTCATCGACAGCGTCTAACGGTATAAAAATTGAGATGTGGGCGTTAGGTATACCTAAACCATTATTAGCTATCACACGACCAACTACCACACCATAGTCAGCGCAGAACTGTGTGTAGAGGTCTTCTTGTCTTAATTTTAAAGACAAAATTTCTAAAGAATCAAAATCTTGGTCGATTTTAACATTAATGTTTCTATCGACGCCAGGTTGTGTTCTTAATCTAATTGATTTCGGCATAATTAGTTTTTAAGATAAATAGTTATTCATCCTAATTTTAATTTGATTTTGTCAAAAGTATATGGATAGATTTAAGAGAAGTCGACATTTTTAAGTGACTTAGCTCTCACTTTAATATCCGTATTAGGAAATCTTATTTGATAAACCTGATTTGGTTGAGCAAATATAGTATCATCAATTAACTTTATCTGTTTGGTTTGACTGTCCGAATATTTTTGAGATGTTTGAGAGTTAGAGTATCTACCACCTACTTTATTAAAAACTTTTAAATCTGAAAGAGATATGACACCAGGTATATCTTGCACAATTCGTCTAACATCTGAAACATTTACATTAAACCCTAATTGTTGTTTTTGTGGTGAGAAATAACTATCTACCGAATTAATAATACTTGTAATAATTTGCCCTTGGTTTTGTGTTGAATCCATAACTACTGAAAGTTCAAATTCTAAATCAACCACATTAGCATTAGATATAGATATGTAATCATTTATCATTCTATAATGCGATAAGTAGTTTGCTATATTTTGTTTTAATGTATTAGAGATTGACTCCGTTAGTTTTCCTTGAGTGTCATAGGATAATATCTCAATCTTAATTTTATTATCTTCTTCGGTAATTGCCGCCTTAGCTGGTGCTCCATACCTACTTGGCATTGTTCTAACTAATGAGTTATAATCATTAACAGTGACCGCTCTTTTTTGTGCTCCAAAATTAAACGAAACCATATTTCTTACTTCCTCAGTAGTTGGTAAGTCCCCACCTCCGATAGCCGCAGTTACATTGGTTACCCTTAAACTTTCACTAACATTCTGACTAATTGGGCTAGATGGTCCATTTACATCAAAATATGTTGTCCCAAATTGCGTTATTACGTTAACACCAACATTAGACGCCTTACCTCCACCAATTCGATACTGAACAAATAAAGTAGTGTTAGCCCTTACCGTAACCCCTAATCCAATATTATTTTGATAATCCTGTATTCTTAACGGTATCCCCGTTCTAGTAAACTCTTGTAATTGTTCTTCAGGTGTTGTTGTACCTCCACCAAAATTTATCTTACAATACCCTTCAGGCGTGTACTCAGAAACAAATCGTGTTTCAGTCTCAATGTATTTACCAACTTTAATCCCTGGTTGGTCAGCGGGTTTTGTTGGGTCTTCAATGAAAATTTTAGACTCGGCAAGCGCATCAACTTCATACCACTTATTAGGTGCGTTGATAAACTCATCATATGTTGGTGGTGATTGATAATTTGTACCATCCTTTTGTATTATGGATGTTATACTAATAACATTTTTTTCTGGTAAGAAAAATTCATAGAATGGTCTAACATCATTATTATTGATAATTTTTTTAAACGTCTTAGTTAACCCATTAACCACAACCTCTCGTTTAGTCATCGTATAATTAATTAATCGGTTATTTGCATCAAAATTTGGTATTTTAGTACGATTAGGGTACCCTTCACTATTATATTGTGAACTAAAATCAATATCATTAGGGTTCTCAAAAACTTGACCTCCACCCACAAATTGTGACCCCGCTCTCATATTACCTAGATATCTTTCGTCTTCTTGGTCACCTAAAGCAGGTACGGTAATGGAAACATCAATTAAAGCGATTGACGGTCTATTACCCGGTATTTTTAACCCATAGGTTCTAGCTATATTATATATCGATGATTTTTGTTGTGCGTATTGTAAAACCGTCTCCTGAATACTACGGTCCATGTGGTAATGTAGATTATCTCCGATAGCGGCATTTAAATCCATAAACACCGAATAAATGGATGCGTCATTAAAATTACCAATTAATTCAGGGTAATACTGTTGTGTGTAATTAATCAATTCCTGTCTTAAGGATTGAAAA